GAACATCTTTGTGCAGGCACTCTAAGTTCAATGGGTCGTTATTACCATGGTTCATATCCTTATGGTGGATATGGTAACCCTTGGGAATCCTGATACCATAATAGTGTTCATAAATCTTACGGTAGTTTGTCATAGTCAAAGGGTTTCCTTCAGACTATTTATGATTCGAGGAACCTATCTTTCGCCGCGACGGATATAGTCATTGGACTTGACCCCTGTGTCGCCTGGGTACATTTTGTTCGCCCTGACCCAGAGGTCGTTGCCCTCGACAAAGGCATCCTCTTCCAGCCCCGTGTCAATGATACCAAAGGGCACCAGGTCGTCGTCTACGCGGGCATTCTGTTCGTCCTCAAGGGCTTTCCGTATGTCCACACCGAGGCCCTGTGATTCACGGATATACTTTTGGGTCATCAGCCAGGAAAACATGACCAGGCACATCACCAGGTCGTCATGGTACCCTTCTTCCGCCTTGTAGGTCTGCAGTTGCTGGGTGAACGTGGACAACTCCGAAATCGTGTCAAAGTCGGTCACCAGGAGCTTGTCCGATTCGATAAAGGTCTTGAGGTTCAGGCACCCGATACGTTTCACTGATTCAGTCATGCGGAGACCCAGGCGCATCTGTTTCTTGAATCCACCGCTGATCTTGGACCCCTGAGAGCCACCCTTCATGGTGGACTCAAGCTTGAAAATGTTCTCATACTCTAGGTCATAGTGGAGCAGGTCGACCACCTGCTGCCCGTTGTCGTTGATCTCGACCAGGATGAACGCATGGTTGTACCTAACCGCAGCGTTGTAGAGGAAGTTGGGCAGAATGATCGGTGACACCGTATGGCTCTTGTATCGTGCGACACACCTGTAGGGTATATTGGTAATATCCATGACCCAGAACGCCGACGCGTCCTGGTCCAGTCCTCTTGAGGGGTCACAGGCGATTACATAGGTGTGGTTTTCCTGTGGGTGCTCGTAGACACACCAGTTATCCTCGGTGTAGATAGGTTGCGTCATTGCCAGGGCAGCCAACTTTTCTCCTGAGATAAGGGTACCTGATGATCCCAGGAATTCGCAGAGCACTTCCTGGCGGAACTTGACAGGACCCAGGGCGCGCTTTTGTTCGTTGAACCAGGCTTCGTCGCGGCTTGGAATTGCATCCCAGGGGTACTGAACAGGGATGAAGTCATTCGCGCCACTGGTCGCCTCAGTCCAGAACTTGTAATAGTGGTTCATACCAAACGGTGTGGAGGCAATCAAAATCTTGGTGTCTTTTCCTGACGAAATCGTTGGGTAGATTGAAGTGAAGAAGTCCTCAGCAATGTTGTTCGGGACGTGGGCGAATTCGTCCAAGAACACGATGGACAATGAATAACCTCGAATCGCACTGGAACTGGTCGCCGCTGCGAGAATACGCGAACCATTCTCAAGGGTGATCGACCGTTTGTTCCACTCAGCGATACCCTGCTGCATCCAGAGAGGAATAAACTCATACATGAACTTGAGGCGACCGAGGATTTCCTGGGCCATCTCAGCTTTGTTGGCGAGGATCGCGCAGACCTTGTTGTCATGGAACAGGATGTACCAGATGAAGAACGCGGCGGTCGAGGTGGACTTACCCATCTGTCGGGGTAGCTTCACGATGACCTTGCGCTCGCAGAAGTAGGTCTCGATAATTTTTTCCTGGAAGTCCCACATGTCGAAGTTGATGACCCCGCGGTCCACATGGACAATCTTACAGTATTTCTTGATGAAGTACACAGGGTCCTGTGAGCACTTGACCCACTCGGTAACCTGGTCCTGGGTGAACTGGACCTTGACACCGACCTGCTTGAGCTTGGGGTTCTTGAGGTAGAACCCGTTGGGCACAGGCTTGACTTTGAAGCTGAAGGCGTTGGGTTTCTTTTTAGGTATTGGCTGCATCGGTCGCACTCACGGTGATGGTGTTGGCCTCACGCTCGGCTCGTTCAAGGCGCTTTTGTCGCACCAATTCGCTGAGTTCACTGGTGGACCCGACAAACACCGCTTGCTCGATATGATTGTGGACTTCACCACCACCCAGTTCTGGTTGTCCAAGAACCTGCTCCGATTGGTGACTGCCCATGAGGTCTTGCTGCATCTCAGCAAGCGAACGGAGCATTTGGGTGACGACTTCATAGGCTCGCGGTTTCCCCGACGCTTTCGCAACGGCCATCATTTCGGTGATCGCGGTGGACAGTTGCGCCATCGCGGTTCGGATGTAGGTGCGGGATTCAGTCGCGTCCTGCTCGACCGAGTTGTTGGCGTAGTGCGTCAGGTCGGGTGCTGGAATTGGGGTGATGTCCACCCAGGTCTCAGGGCTACCGGTGGGCACGTCCACGTCGAGAATTTCATTGAGCTTGGTGTCACTCATCGTGTAGCCATCCTTTACGGTATCGTGTCAGGGAATTCTGTAATGGTTGTTGTAAACCCGTAGTCCGAATCAGCATTCGCACTGATCGGATTCTGGGTGATCCAAATTTCTGCATCCTTGAGATTCGAGACCTCAATGCTCTGGACGGTCCAGTGCGCCCCAGTGACGAGACCCCAGACTTCATCGTTGGCCTTGAGTACCCCGGTCATGCCCGTGAGGATTAGTGTATTGCTAGTCGGGTTCCATGAGTAGACGGTACCCGTGATATCGTCCTCAGGTTCCCGCACCGCTTCGCGGTCCTGGAACGCAATGATGCCACCCGTGACCACCACCTTCTGGAGTGTCCGGTTGTTGATGTCCGTGTAGAGGTTCGCGTAGACACCACCACTGATCGCTGCATTGGCGTTCGCTATGTTTGCTGAGACGCCTTTGATGATCGCGGAGTTGTCGATAGGTCCAAAGATGTAGCCTTTCAGCGTAAACTCAAGGTCCCAGGTGACAATGCGTGTGCCATCGGCCATCGCACCCTCGTAGTCCACCTTCTCAGTGACCGACTTGAGGATGATGGGAAGGTCCTTGATGATCTCCAATTCCTGAGAGACCAGGGCACTGATGGTGTAGTCAGGCAAGAAAAATGGTAAAATCTGTTCGACAATCTGGAGACCGTCAGAAATATTTCGCACGTAGACCGAGACACTGAATTCAAAATTGTAGGGGACCCCCATATACTGGGTCTGTGGGAACTGGGTATTCGCTGAGTTGCGAACCCTGTGACGGATCGTGGATTCCTGTTTGCGTTGCTGGTCGTAGGTCAATGACACGAGTTCGAAGCTCATGCGTGGTACGGTGGTGTTGATTGACTTTGTGAGGTCGGGGTCCGCACGAAGACTGGTCAACCACTTCTCTTTGGGGCCATAGAGGATGGGTACCTTCTGGCGTTCTTTTTCGACACCCGCCTCGGTTTCGTGGACCACAAAAATGTCGTTGAACAAGGCACCGATCAGTACCACATATTTCCTGATCGTTCCGTGATAGAATGGGGCATGTCCAAGCATCGTAGTCCTCTATGGGTTACCAAACGGATTCGAGGCATCGAAGTCCAGGATCTCGTTGGCCTCTGTTTCGATTTGCTTGTTGTCGCTTGGGTCCTCAAACTGTGAACCCGATGGGGTATCGGTGTCCAGACTTGACATGATCCACTGGGCACCTGAATTCGCACCCTTGACGTTCGCGGTATTGGCGAACAGACCATTGACCAGGTAGATTGAGAGTGTCGTGTTGCTGGCGTCCCAGGTATGTGCGGTACCAAAGGCATTTGCAACGGCGATGTTCGCACCCTGAAAGACCAATTCGTTGTTGGCGACGTCAAAGGTACCCGTACCCGTCGAGAGCACAAGGTTTGTGAGTTGATAATTTTCGATGATCTCGTCGTCCACCTCGGACACCCCCACTTGAATCTGTTCGTTGCTGAACACAAACTGCTTGAGCTTGAGCGCAAAGACGTTGACGTTGCCACCGCGACCACGACCGAGGGTGTGGAACATCGCTTGGTTGTTCTCGTGCTCGACGTGCATGATCTCAAAAAAGTTCGCTAGCAAGGGAATAAAAATCAGGTCTCCCTCGCGTGGGCGACCCATTGATGGGATGGTGAACTGGAAGCGTCGTCGGGACACGAGCAGCGTGATTTCATCGCGGATTTCGAGACCAAAGCGAGTAATCAGGTCCTGCTCGCCCTCCATGCTCAACACATTCTCTAGGTACATTTCGATGGTATACGCGGACCCGAAGGACTTCAGTTGCTCCTCGCCCATCAATGGGTCGATCTGGTCTCTGGATTCCCTAGGCAGATAGTAGACATCGTGCCCGTGTATCTTGAGCGATTCGATCACCAGGTCCTCGACGAGCAATTGCTCTGAGGTGACCTGTTCGGGGAAAAACGAAAAGTAGTGATTCGTGCTCATGTTATCCTACGGGTTCGGTTCGCACATGCTTTTTGGGTTTGCCATCAGATTCTGCATCTTCTGACTCTCGCGTGAGCACCGGGAGACAGACCACGGTGATACTCTCGACACCTGAAATCTTTTTGACTTCAATATCCTTGGCCGCACTGATCGCCACCTGCTCTGCAATTCCCAGGCAGGTATCCTGCCTCGGAAATTCATCAAGCACCACAATCATATTCACGTTGGGAGTTGTGGAGGCTACGAGCGCCCACATAATCCAACTAATCACAAATTCTGTCATGAGAAGGAACTTCCGCAACCACAGGTCGTTTTGGCTTGGGGGTTCTTGATCTGGAACCCAGCGCCCATCAGGCTATCGGAATAGTCTACAACGGAGTCTTGAATCAACGGGAGCGATTGTGGATCAACAATCACCTGGATACCGTCTTTCTCAATGACCGTATCGTCCTCACTGATCGTGGGTTCGAGGGCCATGCCATAGCTGTAACCGGAGCACCCGCCGCCCTTGACGTATATTCTGAGACCCAGGGCATCTGGTTCGTCAGCTATGAATGCCTTGATTTTGCTGGCTGCTTCCGGTGTCACGGTGATCATATTGAGACCTCCTGTTTCTTCTGGTAATCCGCCAACGCTGCCTTAATCGCATCCTCTGCGAGCACCGAACAGTGAATTTTTACGGGTGGCAGGTTCAGTTCCTGCACAATGTCCGTGTTCCTGATCGCCAGGGCTTCCGTGAGCGTCTTGCCTTTGAGCCATTCTGTGGCCAATGAGGAAGAGGCAATGGCAGACCCGCAGCCAAACGTTTTGAACTTGGCGTCCGTGATGGTCTCGTCCTTCACTTTGATTTGGAGCTTCATCACGTCGCCACACTCAGGGGCTCCCACCATGCCAGTACCCACGTCACTATCACTCTTTGGGAAACTCCCGATGTTGCGGGGAGCATTGAAGTGGTCGAGCACTTTGTCGGAGTAGGCCATGCATACTCCTATCCGATATAAAAATCATTAGGAAGAATATTGAGCTTGAACATTTCCTCTTCGAGTTCCTTGATCTCTCGAATCGCTTCATCAAAAATAATCTGCCCATTGAGCACGATACCACCCGGCATCTGCACATTCCCGAATTTCTTCAGGTTGGTACCAAATTGTTTCTTGATGAGGGCACTTCCATATTTCTTGAGCCATCGGTCATTCCACACATCGGTATTACCCACCTGGTAGACCGACAATCCGGTCTCTGTGGACACCATGGTTGTCAGCACATTCATCGTGGTCGCATTGGCCAGGAAGTCTACTGTGGTCGCAATGTCGCCGGCAGTGTTCGCAATGACGATCTCATCGCCCCTGAAGAATGCGGAGTCCAACGTGGCCCCTGTGCTGGTGATCGTGTTGGAACCTGCTGTGGTATTCACGGTGCCCTCAAAGTCGATTCGATCAGGATTCATGGTCGCATAGCATTCCATGACGACATAGGAACCCAGTTGTGCGACTGCTTCCCAATCAATGTCCAAGTTCAACCGATTACGGTGTCTGTGAAATCTGAATTGAGGAGTACCCGAGAACAGAATCTGCATGGTCCTGAGGTGCTGCATCGTGATCGTATAAGGTACATAGCTGACGCTGGTGAAATCGTAGAGGTCATGGAGGCGCAACTGGTACCTGAGGTCGAACATGTTCACAGAGGCCGCGGAATCATCAAACGGCATCACCGCTGTGACACCAATGATCCGATTGGGTATCAGGATATACTTGCGGTCCCGGTCCTGTTGAGTGATCCGGTGTTTCAAGTAGGTCTTCTCTGAACCGTCGTAGTGATAATCTTGGTAAAACTCTAGCGCCTCGTCAACACGGTCCTCGACCTGGTCGTCGTCGACGTTGATGTCGATCACGGGCCAGCCGTTGTTGCGTTTGCAGTAGTCAATAAATTGTGCGCGTGTTGCTGGAATGGCCATGTGTGTCCTTTGATCCTATTTAGTTGGCATAAATCACGATTCGTGCGTCCTCACCCACAACACCAGTGGCTCCTGAACCGGCTCCACCTGCTCCACCATTTCCTGCGCTGGCGACCCAATCCACATCTGTTTGGTTCGCTGAAGCACCACCTGCTCCTGGGGTACCTCCTACAGTACCTTGAGTGTTGGTGATTGCGCGTCCTGTTCCACCTTCAACCATGCCACCCGTGTAGCTGGATGCTCCACCTCCACCTCCGCCCGCTTCTCCTACGGGACCACCCTCGGCACCCCCACCACCAAAATATCCTGCCCCGCCACCACCACCTGCTCCGCCCGCATCTGTGACATTCGATCCACCTGCGCCACCACCAGTCGCGCCACCGGCGCCACCACCACCCTGGGTGCCACCGGCGTTCTGCCCACCATCACCTCCAAAGTTTCTACCGTCTACTTCACCGGCCTCACCATCCGATCCAGTCGTTCCTGTTCCACCGGCGCCACCTGCAGAG